TAATTGTAACACTATCACTGAAATTAATATAAGGTTGTGCTTGTTCTACCATCTCTTCAGCAGTCTCAGCAACTACCTCAGCAGATATAGACTCAAGGTTAGGACATGCTTGATAGATCTCTTCTATAACATCTAACTGCTGCCTACCTGACCTTAGTATAAGAGTTGGATTGGTGGTAACACCATCAATCAATCCAGTCTTATAACCATCAACTATCTGATCTACTTCAGCGGTATCTAAAAAGATTTTCATTGGTTTAATGCTTCCATCTTAATGAACTGTTCATTCAAATTATAGTACAATTTATAATTGGTTGTGTTAACCCAATATCCAACGATGTCCGAACCATCACAATGGAATCCATATCCAGTAAGAATTTCGTTAACTCCATCAATTTTGAAAGTTTTACTACCACCCATATAAGATCCAAATTTTTCATCAAGATTAATCATCGTTCTTCAAAGTTTAACTTACGGACTTTTCGTTTCCGACGTGCCTCTTGATATTCTAACTCCTGTGGAGTAAAAAGTGATGATTTCTTAATATTCTTATCAGATTGTAACAATACAACCTGTCCCATATCATTTGCAAACACAGTATCATCATGTATGGATGTCATATTTGAACACCCACACGAAATAATTCTAGATTGTTGCCCATGCAATTCCTTACCACATGAACGGCACCGTACCTTTATCATTGTTCTTCAAAATAATCTTTTTTATAGTAACGTCCTAAAATGTTACTGTTATAATACGCAGGAGTACCATCGTCTAGGATCTCCTGTAGTACATTGTTTAAAAATAATTGCTTAGTCTCTTCGTAGTTTACTCTTCCTTGAGTTCTTTGGAGGCTGAGGATTTCTCGTTTAAAATTGGTATCCTCCCCCAAGCATTTCCTGTCATCATTAAGTTCCTTAGAAGAACCGTAGTATTTTTTCCAGTCACTCTCACTCGTCCTCCTGCGTCCGCCACCTCTAGGCTTTCGTTTCTGTACGAAATATTTTCTCCCGATGTATTTCCTACCCGACTTGAGATTTGTAATACAGTAGACGAAACCGAAGAAGTCGCCAATATCGTCAGAAGAAAAAGTTGTACCCTTGTATGTCCAGGCATTTGCATATAAGCTTTCACCCACGCTGGCCGCTGTGGTGGTTTCCATCCTAAAAATTTCATCACTCTTCCTCTATATTTATGTCTCCTATTGGGAGTCCCATTGTTTTATATTCCAACTGAGTCTTGAGAAAGAGAATCTCATCTCTGAGATCTTCATTCTCTTTCTCAAGATACTCACAATGTTCTTGGTAGATTATTACACTCATGTGGTTATTTATAAGAGTCTAACCAGGGGTCTGGTATTTCTTTATGCTTTCTTCCCATTCTTTCATGCTGCTCTGGCAATCTGGTGGCTCTGGATCTACGAAACCTTTCTTCTTCTTCCAGTCGTTGTACATGGCTTGCATCATCCAACTCTGGGCTAGACTCTTCGGTCCATTCGTCAACAATTCGCTCTGGTATTTGCCTACGACTTTCATACCTCGGTACTCTTCTCGCCACCCTTCGTGTCCTATAGGCAGAGTCATAATTGAAAACCAGCGAAAGTATCTTTCTTAACATCTTGTTTAATGCTCCCTATCATGTACGATTCAACCTCTGTTTCTTGTGGTGCTACTTGCAATCCTTTAGAGGATAACCAATGTGCAGTCCAAGGGAGTGGATTATTTGCTAATGGTGCATCAAAAATTGCCTTAAGGCCTATAGACTTAAGACGCTTGTTAGCAGTCCATTCAACATAGTTCTGTAATAATTTATCATTCAAACCTATTATACTACCATCTTTAAACAAATATTCTGCCCATTCTTTCTCCTCTTCTACACAATTCTTAAACATTTGATAAACATTCTCTTCCTCTTCTTTAATAATGTCAATAAAATCTGGATCATCACCTTCCTTCCACTTGTTCATTATATTTTGAGTCACAGTAGTGTGTTGGGACTCGTCACGAGCGATAAGTGAGATGATCTTGGCACTTCCTTCAAGTAACTTGAGCTCACCAAATGCAAAGGAGCAAGCGAAAGAGATATAAAAGCGAATACCTTCAAGAATGTATACATTAGCAATTGCCCTGTAAAGTGATCGTTTTAATTCCTTACGTGTCCATTCAACTGATGGAGATCCTTGTGAATCTTTTCTCCACTGATTACTATTACCCCACTCCTGTGCAAAATTTAAAAACTCATCATATGCTTTAGTCACTGACTTAGCACGTGCAAGAATTTTATCATCCTGTAGTATAGTATCAAAGACCTCTGATGGATCTGCATATACATTCTTAATGATGTGAGTATATGATCTACTATGAACCATCTCCATAGTCTGCCATATATTCATACAACCTTCAAGCTCAGGTAATGAAACGTATGGAGCAAAAGCCATACCAGGAGCACGACCTTGCACCGAGTCCAAGAGGATCTGATACTTAAGGTTACTGGTAAAGATATGTTTCTGTGCTTTGTTAAGTGTTTGATAGTCTGCTCTGTCTTTCTGTAAAGAAACTTCTTCTGGTCTCCAGAAGAAGCCTAACTGTGTCTGTGTCAACTTATCAAATATAGGATACTTAAACTTATCGTATCGCTGGACTCCTAGTGGAGGACCAAAGAACATTTGTCCTTTAGTTGTATCAACAGCATTTGTATTGAATACCGTCATACCAGTAACTTCATTAGATTGCACAGCTGTCACAAGACTCCTCCTCAGTAGCGAATATATCATCTAGTAAATCATTAATAGCAGACTTCTTCTGCTCTTCCTCATCATGCCAACCAATTGAATGTGATGGCTCATCAAAATCAGTCTTAGTATCATATGTATTCTGATAGTAAGAAGTCTTCCAACCATACTTGTAGGTTGTCAGTAAATCCTGTGCCATTACCGAGGTAGGAACTTCATTATCATCGTAATGAAGTGGATTGTAGGACCAGTTTCCACTAATCGCTTGGTCAAAGAATTTCTGCATAACTGCAACCACATTAATGTAACCAAGATTCCCAGGCATATCCCACAGAAGCGTGTAGTTGTTCTTAAGGCCTGCATACTGTGGCACTATCTGTTTTAGTGGTCCTTTCTTTGATTTCTTCGTGGACAAATAATCTCTTGGTGGTTCAATTCCGTTTGTGGCATTTGACACAATGGAACTGCTCTCAGAAGGCATCTGAGCCGACAACGTGGAATGCCTGAGCCCGTAAAGTCGTATGTCTTCCCGTAATATTCCCCAATCAAATGTAAGGTCATTAGGTACGATCTCATCTACATCCTTCTTATATGTATCAATAGGTAGAATACCTTCCGAATACTTAGTCCTTGAAAATGCATCACATGGACCTTTCTCTTTTGCTAGTTGGTTACTTGCTTTGAGAAGATTGTACTGGAATGCTTCTGTCAAATCATGAACTAACTTCCATGCTTCTTTGTCATCATACTTAACACCTGCCTTAGCAAGATAATGTGCAAGACCAATGAAACCTATGCCTAAGGAACGTCTTACAAGTGTGCTAACCTGTGCAGCCTCTACTGGATATGATTGATAGTCAATCAACTCTTCTAGACCCCTTACAGCAAGGTCACAGAGTTCTTCCAACTCATCTAGGTTACGTAGCTTACCTACATTAATAGCAGATAGTATACACAATGCAATCTCACCTGAACTATCATCAATGTGATTGATAGGATCTGTAGGTAGTGTAATCTCCTGACATAGGTTACTCATGTTAACCTTGTCTTTGAAGGAGGAGTGACTATTGCAGTGGTCTATATTCATAATGTAAATACGTCCTGTCTCTGCTCTCTCCTTCAACAGATCAAGAATTAACTCTTGTCCTCCAATGGATGTTCGTGGGATTGAATCATCTGATTCATATTTAACATATAGGTCATCAAAGGCAGGGGTGCCAAAGCTATCATACAAACCAGGCACGTCATGAGGACTGAATAAACTAATGTCCTCGTTAGAGATAAATCGTTCATAAAATAATTTTGAAATCTGTATACTATAGTCAAGTTTCCTGACTCTATTATCTTCTGTACCCTTATTGTTCTTGAGTACAAGAATGTCTTCTATTTCTTGGTGCCAGATTGGGAAGTGGACAGTCGCTGATCCACCTCTAATGCCATTTTGAGTGCAACATCTGACAGTCGCTTCAAATTTTTTGAGAAACGGGACGACACCCGTGTGCTGAACTTCTCCCCCACGGATCTTGCTGTTGATGCCTCTGATTCTACCCGCATTAATACCAATTCCCGCCCTCTGAGCAACGTAGTAACCAATAGCCATGTCACTGCTGAAGATGCTGTCAATCGTGTCATCAACATCAACGAGAACACAGGATGCAAATTGTCGTAAGGGAGTTCGCACCCCTGCCATGATTGGTGTTGGGATGTTGATTCTGTGTTTGCTGATTGCGTCGTAGTATCTTCTGACATATTCTAATCTGTTATCTCCATAGTTCTGAAAGAGAGTGGCAGCAATCATGATATACATGTACTGTGGAGATTCATATACCTCTCCACTACTCCTATCCTGTACAAGATACTTATCAACTACTTGACGAAGGCCTGCATAGGTAAAGAGGAAGTCACGATCATGATCTATCCAAGAATTAATCTTGTCCCAATCTTCTGCTGAATATTTATCTATAATGCTGTTATCATAGACACCTTTTTTGATACACTTCTCTATCTGTACACTGATATGTGGGTGTCCTTGCTTCAACCAACCAGATCCAAACAATTGCTTCCTAAGACCAAACAACAACAGTCTTGCTGCTACAAACTGATAGTTGTAATGATCCAAATCAATTAAATCACTGGCAGATCTTACAAGAATCTCTTGAATATCTGCTGTTTTGATCTGATCATAGAACTGAAGACCACTGTTCATTTCAACCTGAGAAGCACTCACACCGCTTCCCAAACCTTCACATGCATCTTCTACCATTCTATGGATTTTGTCTAGGTTCAGAGGTTCTACAGACCCATCCCGCTTCTGAACTTTAATACCATTGCTCATACTTTTTTCCAATTGTTAAGTCTAAGGTTTGCTTCTAATCCTTGGTACACATTTGATTGTACCACAGTTTGCACATCATGTCCAGCAAGATGCATATCGTTTATATCTTTCTGTTGTATATTATTAGGCCATATAATTACCTTATCTCCTCTGTCAACTGACTTTGAGATTCTATTGATGATTTCCCTGTTACGTGGTTCGTTATCATAAACCCAAATATAATTGCTCCAACCAAACGTCCTAG